GCATTGATGTCTGCGATGTTGGCTTCGGATAGTTCCTGGAAAATTTCCCCCCGGGGAATTTCACCGACTACCATGCACTCGATGTACGAGAGCACTTGTTCCGGGGTCTTAGGTTTCGATCCAAGAAAGGCTTCTTCGTGAATCGACTCCCATTTTGAAAGCGAAACCAAGGAATGCTCCAGATGAAGAGGAGTTCCACCAACCTTGACGAACTCTTGCTTTTCTTCGTCGTAGGCTTCTGTTTCCCCAACTCGAATTGTGAGCATTCCCTAGTTTCCTTTCACGAAACGCGCGCGGTAATCCGGTTACGTTGCCTCCCACAGCGACAAGACCCCCAGGAGAGTGGAAAGGGTCCATCCGTCAGCTGCTCGCCGAATCCTTACCAGGAGTAGCTTGCCTACTCCTAGAGACATGCTGTCTCAAGGGGAGTTCGACCGCGCGGTACTGCCCGAGGAACTACGCCGGGTTGGTGTAGGTCCAGGTGTCGTCGCCCTGGAGGTTGTACCCGGACAGCGCCGTGGCCCGGACGGTCGCCGAAGCGCCGTCGGCCAGAGCCGTCTGGGCACCCGGAGCGCGGTTCTGCCCCGAGACCTTCCACTGCACGCCGGTGACGGCAGGGAGGGTGATGACGCCGGTGCCCTCGTTGAACGTGGGCTGATTGGCCGAGAGCGTCATGTTGACGTCGACGGTACCGGTACCGACGAGACCGATGACCTCGTCCGGAAGCGGCAGACGCGGATCGTCGGTCGACGTGCCGTAGAGGATCTCCTCGAGATCCGCCAGCGCGTCGGGGTCGACCTTCGTCGAATCGATCGTCAGAAGGGCCGTCGGCTTGTGACCGGTGACCGGGACGGGAGTCGTGGAAACCTCCCACGAGAACGTGATCGCCTCGGGCGAATCGTTGATCGTGCCGTACGCCTTCTCGGACGGCGAGGCCAGGCAGCCGTACACGAGGTGCAGCTTGTAGCCGTGATCCGTACCCGCGAGGTCGTTGCCGATGCGAGTGCGGTAGGACAGGCCGAAGACCCGACGGCCCTGCTGTCCGAGGTAGACGCCGGGCTCCGGCTCGGCCGACCCGTCGCACTGCCCGAACTCGTCGGGGTAGGTGAACGCCTCGATGGTGGCGCCGAACTCCTCGGCCGACACCAGATTGAGGTACTTGATGTTGTCCGCGTACTGCGGGCTGGACTCGGCTCCCGACGGCGACTCCGTGACGGTCGTGAGACCGTTCCACGAGTGACCCTCGAGGTAGTTGCCGGTCTCGTCGGGCAGGTAGAGGACGCCGTGATCGACTCCCGCTTCGTAGAAGCGCTTGCCGGTCTCGTCCCAGACGAGCTGTGTCATACTGCGGGACTTCCTTTCAGAAGAAGAGGGAGAAGACGTAGTGGTTGAGGTTGTCTGCCGCGAAATATCGACTGAACGAACAGAGCGGCAGTGCTTCCACTGCGTCGGAGAGGGCCGTGTCGGGGTTGCGGTCGATGACCGTCACCTGATACCGCTTGGTGTGCAGATAGAGGAGATCATCCGCGTACTGAGCATCACTGCCGTCACGAAAATAAACGATGCAAGGGTATTGCATCTGTAGATTGATCGGCGGCTGGAAGTACACGTGCTCGGTCAGTGTCTCAAGGAGAGACTGGAGCTGTAGCCGTGAGGCCATTGTACACCTCCCCCAAACGGAGGAGAAGGCGGGGGTGCTGGACTTCGACGTCTTGCACAGTCCAGCGAATCCCCGCCCACTCCACGTATCGCATGGCGAAGAAATGGTCCCTTGCGTAAGGGTCGGCCACGATGCTGATCGAGTTTCCGAGGGTGAGAGACGGGTTCAACCGCTCTCCAGCTTGGAGGCCCCTACTCGTGCGAGAAATATCGCCAAAGTAGGAGCGCTCCGTGATGACTTCCTCGTGCACGCCCGGTGCAGTTTCGACGGTGTGTGCGTACCCGACCTTACCGTGGAACTTCGCCATCGGACGTCAGGTCTCGCGGACTACGCGCCCGCGGTGCCCCGGAAGGTCCACTCGTCCTCGACGTTGTTCCGGAAGAAGTACCCGGCGTTCGGGGTCGCGTAGATCGTCAGGGTGTCGCCCTCGGGGACCGGGACGTCGGCCGAGGCGGTGACGGCGGCGTTGGTGTCGCCGCGACGGTAGGTCACGCCCGTCGTGTTGACGATCGTGATCTCCGAGGTCGCCGCGTCGAACGTCGGCGCGGCCGGTTCGACGACCTGCTGGCCCGCGCCCGCACGGACGAGGACGACCGCCGACCGGATCTTGGTGAGCGCGCCGGACGCGCGGCCCTCGATCAGGTACTTGTACTGGTTGTAGTCGATGTCGAAGTCGTCGAAGAACGAGACCTCGCCACCGCGGTCGGCGCCGACGGTGTAGTCCGCCAGGTTGACGATGATGCCGATGACGTCCTCTTCGTCTTCCATCGACTCGACGGTGACGATCTTGTCGACGCCGAGCTCCGACGCCAGCTCGGACTGGGTCCGGTAGAACCGGCGGCCCATGTCGTCGCGGGCGAGCAGCATCTGCGTGACGTTGGTCAGCGTCGTGTAGAGCGTCGGACGGCCCGAGCCCTTGTAGAACTTCATGTTCTCGAGGATCTGGTCGACGAGGGCGGTCGACTTGAGATCGACGTTCGTGTCGAGCGTGATCTTCGCGGCGTAGAGGTCGTCGTCGTACAGGATCGAGCGGATGCCCGCCCCGTCCACGGCGCCCTTCGGGTCGCGGATCTTGTCCTCGTCGTCCACGGCGCGGCCGTCGCCGATGAGGATGGCTCGCGCGACTTCCTCGTCGAGCATGAGACGCATCTCGCCCTTGAGCCACATCACGACGTCGAAGTCCGTGATGTCGATGATGTCGTCGCGGTCGAGCTTCTGCTTCTTGTAGAACGTCGTCGGCGTGGTGATGCGCCGGGTGAGCCCGAAGAACTCCTCCTTCTTCAGGGTGCCCTTGATGTAGCCCTTGGCGCGCGCCTCCTCGTGCGTGATGTCGGCGACGATCGACTTGATGCGCGAGAACGGGCTCTTGCGCACGCCGCCGAGCACCTCGGAGACCCACTCGGTCCGGCGCCGGTCGAACTCGGGCGTCTCGGTGATGGTCCGCGCGTCCGGGAAGAGGACGTCGATGTTCTCGATGCCGTGCTGGAAGGCGTAGTGCTCCACGGCCTCCTTGAAGGAGCCGCGCTTGACCGCGTCGCTGGCGATGCCCTGGATGGCGTCGTGCGACAGCGTCATGCGGGGCGTGCTGCTCGAGTCGCCGAGGGCGTTCGCCTCGAAGACGTTGCGGCGGGTGGTTCCCATCGTGTTCTCGTCCTTTGCTCCGTGGGTGACGACCTCCTCCGCATGGGAGGCGCTGGTCGAGTCGGTGTCGGTCTCGGTGGTGTTCTGCGCTGCTGCGGCGGTCGCGGTGCTTTCGATCGCGGCACCGACCATGTAGTGGATGACTTCGCGCTGCTCGTCCGTCATCTCGTCGTAGACGTCCTGAATCGACCGATCGTCGACTCCGTCTTCGTCCAGCTCGTCGCCCCCGGCGTGGGTGACGTCCGTGCTCTCGTCGATCTCGATGCCGTGCTCCAGCTCGAGACCGGTGTAGATGATCGCCTCGTCGGCGTGGATCTCGGTGTCACCGTCCGCGTGAGCGATGGTGATGTTGTCGATCAGGGCGCCGGGGTTGGCACCCGCCAGGACCAGCGAGAGCTCGCGGATGACTCCGTGCGAGACCTGCTTGGCCCTCTCGACGAGGGAGTTGGCGAAGATGGACAGCGCGGAGATATCGCCGTGCTGCACCAGCTGCTTCGCGTTCTGTGCCTGCTTGGTTTCGTTGAAGAACCCGTAGGCGTAGACGCCCTCGTCACGGTTCTCGAGGATCGCGTGGCCCAGGACGTTCTCGGGCGAGCCGTGGCCGTGCTGCCAGACCATCGGAACGCGAGCGGAGTCCTGGTGCTCGAACGCACCCGGCAGGATCGTGCGCCCATCGGAGCACCGAAGGCCGAACTTCGTGGCCCAGCCACTGAAGTCGGGGGTCACGGTGTCGGCCGAGTGCATCAGGCTGTTCTCCGGCGAAGAGTCACCGAAGTCCAGTCGGGAATCTGCTCCCATTTTGACTGTTCCTTTCGTTTTGGACATCGGCGCTCTATCAGAGCGCAGCTAGCTTTTGCTTGGCAACCTGGATCTGACCCTTCACCTTGGTCGCCAGCGTCTTGAGCTCGGCAGAAGTACGTTCGCCGCCACCG